GATTCTGAAGAATCTCTTTGTCCTTCGCAATATGGGTTTCGATGTTTTCCATTTTAGAGTCCGAATGAATCTCGTGTAAGTGTAAGGTACGTTTTTAACTTGTCCTCGCTCTTTGTATATAGGTGAGTGAGGTCAGCGATAATGTAGCGACCTGAGTGCTGCGTGTCAATGTTGCCCTGTGAATCAAAAAATTCTATCAGCACAGGATCGCCTGCATGTAGATCCATATTACCAATATTACACGTAACTGTCAACACCTGATTCATAAAGATGCCCAATCTAGATACTGATTGCAACACAGTTTGTCTAAAAATCTCAGCATCCTCACTTTTATCTTCTGTTGATCCAGCAAATAATTCCTTGTTAAAAGAAACCATCATGTTTCTAGTAGCATATTTACTATGAACTGCTGGAGATTCAGGAGCGACTGGTTTTAGATCCTCTTTCATAGCAGGACTATTCATTGATGGTAAGTAATTACTACTACCAATTTTATTCCATGTTGGGTATAAATCTTGCAATGTATACTTTTCAGTTGACATTGTACATTCAGTAATATCAAAGAACTCAATTTGACCTGAGTAGAATCCTTTATCAAAATTTTGAACCATATCAATAGTATTGACAAATTCAGGATTTTCTATTCTAAATGCATCTTGTGTGGTGCTAGTTCCAGTGCCAGTAGTGAACACACATTTATGACCCGTTTGCCCAGATAATTTATCTACAGAAACGTAATTATACTGATCATATGTCTCATAGAATAAGAATCCAGCACTAGTATAATTTCCACCTGCCGCCGTGGATTTTTGATCATCACCAATAAATTTATTTCTTGCCCAAATTAACACATCAAGAGGTCTTGAGTTAGGTGGAATGAAACTAATCTTATTGATACTCTTCTGTGTAAATATTCCTTTCTTTGTTTGACCAAGTTCATTAACAATGATATCTCCAGCTAATTGATCTGCAGTTTGATTTTCATATTTTTTACAAACTCTTTTCTGCATAGAAAGAATTGCATCTTGTCTACACAATTCAACAGTAAGTGATTTACCTGTGTCAATAATTTGCTTGCTGTGAACATTATATGCATATAATGGACCATTCTTTGAATCGGTAGTAAACTCATACCTCACACCATTTTGAGTGTCAGTGAAAATAACCTCAAACATTTCCATACCAACAAGTGCATTTGAAAATTTACTTGTGGTATCCATAAGTTGTAGAGTAACAGTCAGGAATTTATCAAATAAACCCTCTCTGTACTCTAATTGTAGAACTGCTCCTTTATCAATTGTAACGGTAGTACCGTCTTGAAACATCACTCCAACGGAGTCAACTCTAAAATTTCTAATTTGATATGGTGTTGTCATAATTAACTCCCTGGTTGTTGTGGTGCTCTTCTACCTGATGGTACTGATAATGGTCCCATTTCTGGTTTTACAACTGGTGCTGGTGCTGGGAACAATCCTGGCAGCATCTGTTGCAATAAATTTCTTTTTGGTGATGCCTCTGGTGGTTGTTGTTCCATTCCACTTCTTACTTTCGGTTGTTCTACTTTCTGTTTTCTAAACTCTTCAGCAAGAGCATCAGTATATTTTGTACCTTTAGTTCCAAATCCATCAGAACCAACCTGCCCCGTCTTCATCCAATTTTCTGCACCACCCATACCCTGATTATGTGCATAACCAAGGATTTGAAGTTTTCTCTGTGGTGTTGCATTTGCATATTCAGGATTATTCATCAAATAAGTATGATTTGCCTTAGTAAATCCTGCCATCAATTGTTCTTGTAGTGCAGGATCTTTCCTAAATGCCTCTCGTGCTGCTGCACTGTGACCAGGGTCTTGTATACCAGCATATCTAGCACCGTCTGTTTTAGCGGCAGCACCAAGTTGATACCTACCATCGTAATGATCGTCTGAACCACCCTTAATATCATATCTACCACTAGATTCAATTTGTGCAACTGTATTTCTGTAAGTATCCCAATCCTCTTTAGAGAATCCCATACTCTTATACAATTCATCTGCCTCTACCGCACCACCTGCTTGTCCTTGAGATTCTACTGGGTCATTTACTGGAGGTGGTGGTGTTGGTCCAGTACTTGGGGGTAAAGTTCCTGCTGCTGCAGGTGATATTCCAAGTAAAGAATTTAAGATATCACCAAGTTTCTTCTGAATCTTTTCAATAACATTTTGATCTTCACCCATATCAAGTTTCATCCCACTTAAACCTGAAGAGTCAGCAACACTTCTGTAGATGTTTTTAATAAACTGCTTTCCACTATCTGGTAAGAATGCTGCAAATGGTGAAATAATACTATTTGCAAACGACAATACACCTGCCGCTGCTGCTTTTTGTGGTAAGGATATTACTGATGATAGTGGTTTAGTTAATTTCCTTACTTTTGTATTTGCTATGGGTGGTTTAGAAATAGGTCTAAGTGGTTCATGCTCACCACCAACAAATTTACCACCTTCTGCTGCTGCCCTTAAAGGCATTGGTTGTGGTCTTTGATAACCAGGATCACCAGGAATATTAGTATTCCTCAGTGGCATTGGAGCAACAGTAGGTGTTTTTGCTGCTGGAGCAGGTTGCTGCATAGGTTCTGCAGCAGGTTGCTGCATGGGTTCAGGATCTGGAGTTCCTAATCCACCAGATTGATCAGCAATGCTGGTTGGTTCTTCTGGTATTGGTTCAAGTGCAGGTTCTTCATCGAGGTCTTTCTTAATTTCATTAGGAAATACATCCAAGAAATCCCACCACTGATTTTCACCCTCATTCTCTCTATCCCTTTCAAAGAAAGGTCTCAATCCCTCAATTAACAGAGGCATTGTTGTCAGGATAGCACCGCCAACTAAACCACTAATTAAACTCTTTTTGAGTAAACCTGGTTTCTTTTTCTTACCCTCCTCATCTACAGGTTTCAATCCAGTTGCATCATCTGCAGGATCACCCTTTTCAATTGCTCTTTCTCTCAGTTTTGCACTAAGTGCTGCAGTTAACTGCTTATCAATTTTTTTCTTAAATTGAAATCTTTCTTTATTGACTTTATAAAGATCAAAGAGTGCTTCTCTCGTTTCAACTACATTTGTCATAATCTCAGTAAGAGATGCACCTACTCCCATCTCTTTGGCATCCATTCTAGCACTTTTTCTTTGAAGTGCCTTCTTGCCTTTAGTTTTTCTTCTTTTAGTTTTAGTGGGTTGTGGAAGTGGTTCATTTCTAATTTGCTCAAGAACCTCATCAAGTTTAGTACCTAATTGATCATTAGTTTCACTTTCCCAATCTTCATCATTCTCAGGTGAATATGTTTGTTTAGGAGGTTCCTTTGGTCCCTGCATAGGTTCAGGACCAACTGGTTTATTGTACTGGAACATTCCAGCAATTCTTTTTTCTTCCTTTGCTTTAAATTTTTCTACTTTTTTATTATATTCCTCTACTGCCTCATCAAATTTAGCATCATACTGTTTGACAATATCACTAGGTTCATATGGTTCTTGATCATTCTCACTAATAAAAGCATCTGCCATATCAGTGAGATCATTGGTTTTACCTTGTGCAAGAGCATTATCAACTGCTGATTGTTCTTTTTCACTAAGAGAGTTGTAATACTTAGAAAGCAAGGTAATCTGCTCATCGGAAAGTTGTCTAGTCCTTTCTTTTCCGATTTTAAATTCGTATGCCTTTCTTAACTTCTGTGGATCCATTGCCATTATCAGTTACCTAATACGCTTGCATGACCCCATGCTGGAGTGTTGAAAAGTATTGATCCACTAGATGGAGAAGTAAGTGGAATTGGCATTGGAACAATAGATGGTGCTGGTGTTCCCTGTTGCTGTGCAATTCTTTGGTTAAGTGCTTGAACGAACATATTCTCTTCCGCTTCAATGTTGGGATCTTCACCTACTGTGGTATCTTTATTTAGTGCTGATACATCAACACTTCCTGATTTTGCAGTTCTAACATCACCATGACCTGTTTTTAAGAGAACATTTCCTTGATCATCTGTCAGTGTAACAAATGCACCATACGCTCCACCTTGTGAATAATTTACATCAGCACCCCCAACCGTTGGAATAAGAATGTCTTGACCTTCTACACTACTTCTAAATCTACCTTTACCTCCAGTAGCTTGAGAATCCTCAATAAGAGGAGCATAGTAATCAATACTGTTAAAACCACCTTGATCAATAGCACGTCCTCTAGGAAGATTATGTGCTTCAAATGCCTTTTGCAACAATGCACTCTTTTCTTCAAAAGAGGCGTTAGGATCATAAATGGTGTTAGCAATAGCAGAATTAGAAAATTCAATATTTCTACCTTGAGCAGCATATCCTGCTGCAAGTTGATCCATCATTCTAACCTTCTCCTCCATAGAGAGAGAACTACTAAATTTAGTGTCAATGTGATAATCAGAAGATCCACCAATATATGCAGATTTACCAGTTTTCAATCCAGTATTGAATGCTCCATCTGGAGAGAATTTTGATGGATCAATATTAAGATTAGTTCTTCCAGGATTTCGTCCACTCATATCCATTGTCGCTGCAGAGGCAGGAGCACCAAAGAAACTACTAACTATTCCACCAATACCTTTAACTAATGGGTTCTCCAAAATATTTTTCTTGATCCATTCTACAACTTTTGTAAGTGGTTCTAAAAGTCCCTCAAATCCTGAACTTACAAATTCTATAATCTTACCACTAATATCTTTAATTGCACTACCAAATGGTTTGATATTCTTTACATTACTAGTGCTCTTTTGAGGTAAATCTTGAGCATCTTTAAATTCAGAAATTTTTGATTTAGTTTCACCAGCAATACCTAGTTTTCCTAAGTATTCTGAAACCGTACTGACAACTGAACTTCCTCCAAGATTTAAGAAGTCAATTGCAGCATCAGATCCTAAGAAATAAGCAAGTTTACTCTCAGGAACAATGTACTCTTTTTCTCCACCCTCACCAACAATAACAAGTTGAGGTTTTGCAGGAATGATTCCACCTTCAGAGAATGCTGCTGCACCATACTCACCTTGTACGGCAGTCATACCCTCAATGAATTGATTATTTAATTGTTCTTTACTCTCAACACCAGTGAGGTTCTTACGAATATTTTGAGCGTACCATTCTGGGAATAATTCTCTAGTTAAATTAAGAGCAACAAATCCCCATCCTGCAAAAGGAATCGCTTCACCCAGTGCGATAATTGCACCTTCCATGTCACCTTTGATAACATAATTAACCATGTCCCAAAGTGCAATACCAATATTCAGACCTGGTACTAACTTCATAAGCAATTTACCACCGCCTTTTGTTCCTAACTTCTTAAGAACTTTTTGGGAGATTTGACTCTTTGCTATTTTTTGAACTTTAGGATGCATCCATACCTTTTCTAAGGCATCAGTCAACACACCCTTTGCCTTACCACTAAGTTCAGCAATTGGTTTACCAACTTTCTCTTGGAATTGATTTGCTATCTTTTTGTAAGTTTCTGGATCCTTAGCAACATTAATTGCCTTTGTAACTACATCTCTAGTTTTTTGTGCAATAGGTGTAACAGCATCTACAGCACGTCTAAATCCACCAAAAAGTCGATCCTTAAACTTATTAGCACCACTAGTGCCTTGATTGAATAGTTTATTCGCTCCCTCTCTAAGTGCTCCAAATCCCTCAGTTACAGCTTTTTTACCCTGTTGGAACTTAGTGCCAACAACTTCTTGTGCTTTTGTAACCTTACCTTGAACTGCTTCTTTAGCAATCCTAAATTGCTTACCAGGGTCTTTAACTGCCTCTTCAAGAAATCTAGTTGCTTGTCTAAAAGGTCTTGTTAAATTATTTTTAAACCTTTTTGATAAAACATTATATCTTCTCTGTAAGTTTTGAAACTTACGCTTGATAGGGTCAATAAACTTTCTTCTAAGTTGCCTAAGTGGTTTAGTAAAATTTCTCCACTTCCTTTTAAGATTAATTTTTACTGCTTTTCTAAATCTTGCAACTCTTTTTCGCAGTAATCTAAGACGTGATCGTATCGCCTTTGGAATGATTTTCTTCCAAAGATTTTTTAGACCTAACTTTATAAGGTCTTTGATTGCTTTTAAGAATCTTAGAGGAAAACTCTTTGGTTTTTTAAGATCTTCTTCGTCTTTCTTCGATTTACGAATAACTGCTTTTTCTTCAGAAGTGGCGTCTTTACTTAAAACTGCCTTTAATTGAGATAACCTCTCTTTTTCATACTTCTGTATCTTCTTCGCAAGTTTTAAATTTAAAACTGCAGTATTTCTAAGACGGAGCGTTTCTTTTAAAAGAGTTCCAGTTTTAGGTTTTGACTTCTCTTTCTTAGGATCTTTCTTAAGGTCTGGGGCAGTTGTTTTACCCTTTGCTTCTTTTAAATTTGCAACAGGATTTGCACCATAGATTGAAAGTATGGCGTCGTTATATTCTGTTAATCCTAATTGCTTTGACTTCATTGACTATGCTTTTGCTGTTCGATCCTTTGCTTTTCCTCTTCCAGATAGTTTTTCAATAATGCAATATAAATGTCTTTCTCCCAAGGAATAAGACCATCAAGTTCAGTCAAACTGTACTTATGGTGCTGCATTAATGAAAAATTTGTTCTGTAATAATTCTCTAGGGAATTATGGAAGAGGCTTATCCGAAAAAATTAGCAAGTCCTTCAACAACATAAGTTGATTCAACCTTAGTATTTGGGTTGGTGAATTTAACTTCATGCTTTAGAGAAGGCATTGTCTCAAAGAATTTCTGAACACTATTAAATTGTTTACTACTCATGTTCTCAAGAAACTGTACGAATTCCTCAGGGGTTGTTGTCGTACTGTCCCAAACATCTTCTTCATTGTAAATCTTATCAATTGAATTTGCAACAAATTTGAATGTATCATCAATATCCTCTTGAGAATTAGTAAAACTATCAAGACCAGGATATTTCATTTCTACCCAAAGAGTGTCATCAATTGCAATTTTGTTAGTATGTTCTTTGTCAAATTGAACTTTAACATTTTCAATGTTAATACTAACTCTCACTTCGGTTTCTCCATCATCTGGAGCAACAAGAATAAGATCAACCATTTCACCAACAGATTTAGCTCTGATATTTAAGAAAATATACTCAATATCAAAAGTTGCTAACTTATCAAATTTAAAATCCTTTGTAGTTACACAACAGGTGATAATTGATTTCAGTGCTTCTGCAATTTGAGTATCATCTTCAGATTCAAGTGCCATCAGAAGAATTTTCTCTTCTTTAACAACAAAAGGTCTATATTTAATCCTTTGCTTTGTTGATGGTACAGTAAGGTTATAGGTTGGTGTATTCAGTGTAGGTAAAGACATTAATTAAACTCCATATCATATTTTTATTTAGTGTCATACTCTGAGAGTATTAACGGTATTCCTCTTCAAGGTTTCTGTTGTATAATATTCATAATAAAAGGTAGATTGCAATCTCATGGGTTGATTTGGAGCATTACTAACAGTAACATCATTAATCATATATGGGAATGCTTTGTGAAGTCGTGTTCTAGTTACAACATTATGGGTTTCATAACTACTCTTTGCCTTACTCTTTGTTCTAGAACTAGTATTTGGTTCTAGTTTGTCAATGATAATGTCATGGGCATAATTGTTATAGTATTGCATTTGAGAAAATACAGTAGGTGCCGATGCTGAGACACCGTAGGACTCCTCAAATCCAAATATAAAATCAGACCACAATCTCAAAAATTTCAATGGAGTATGATCCATATCCATTAAGAACGCAACGTTCATTTCGGTGAAATTTCTAGTATGTGCATATCTGAGGTTGATACCTGGAACTGATCCCTTAAAATCCCCAGTTGCAACACTAAATCCTGGGATATTAACTTCATCTGCCAAAAAACTCAATTTTACCATATTATCTACAACAATATCATTTCTCCCAAAAACTTCAGGATTTGAATGTCCACTAATATCAAATCCTCTATTCGCCATAAACTCCGTAAGAGTTCCATCACCGCTACTATTGATACCTACTGGTATCTCGAAAGAGATATGATACTGGTTTGATGATGCCAATCCATAGTCACCCACAATATTTTTTCTAATTCTGTCGATGTTCATCTAAATAGGACTAGGAACGTATATTTATATTTAGTATGGCATATAGTGGTAAATATAAACCTTCCCATCCCAAAAAATATAAGGGAGATCCGACTAATGTCATTTACAGGTCTTTATGGGAAAGAAAATTCATGGTTTGGTGTGATAACAATGAAAACGTTTTGGAATGGGGGAGTGAAGAGATCGTTATACCTTACATCTCTCCTCTTGATAATCGGATGCATCGTTACTTCCCAGATTTCTACGTCCGTGCCAGAACTAAAACTGGGGGGACGCAGAAGTTTATTATCGAGATCAAACCGCTTAAGCAAACAACGCCTCCCCAAAAACAACGCCGTCGTACAAAGAGGTATATAACTGAAGTCACCACATATGCTGTCAATGATGCTAAATGGAAGGCAGCAACTGAATACTGCAAGGACAGGAGATGGCAATTTAAAATCCTAACAGAAAAGGAATTAAGGATATGAGCATTATCCAAGAACTAAAAGATGAAAACGCAAATACAGTCAGTAAACAACGTTCTGTAGCATTTAACTATCTGTTTAATAATGCTAAAGATGATGTCACAGTGGGTAAATTTTACCTATTTGAATATGACCCCAAAACAAAGTTACAGTTAGCACGTTGGGATAGATATCCTTTAGTTCTGGTGACCAATATCTATGAAGATGGGTTTATGGGGGCAAACTTCCATTATACCACTGAAAAACAAAGAATGATCCTTGCTAAAAAGTTTCTAAATAGGAATGTTAGGATCCCCCTCAAATTGCTACATAGATATATTATAAGTCGAGCAGATAATTTATTTTTTGAAGTTCCAGAATCGGAACTAGTTGAATTTGCCGCTTTGCCGATAGAGCAATTTTATGATAGTCAAAATAGATTTGTCAGCAAGAAAAAAGTTCAACAAGGTAAGCGTAAATAATGACAGCAACAAGATTAATGTACCCAAAGGAGAGTGTAAAGAACACTGGACTGTTCCTTACATTCAGGGCATATGATTATTCCAATGCACCTACACCACCTGGTGCATTAGCAGATATCCAAAACATCATTTCTGGCAGTAACAGAAAAGCAGATCTTACTGCAGAAAATATTAATGCAAATTTACAAAATGTTTTTGGTGGTCAAAATTCGGAAGATGGCACTCCTGGAGTAAACTCTACAAGTGGAGGTAATGCACAAAGTGATGCATCTAATACTGGGGTAGCAAATATTTCACTATATCTTCCACCAAAGATTGAGTATCAATATGGTGCAGAATGGAAGAAAGTGTCATTTGGTGCTTTAGGTTCCATGATGGGAACAGGTAGTGTTGGTGGATTTCTTGCCGCTGGCGGAAAAGGCGCTCTAGCAACTGCTGGAAACACATTCCTTAACACTCTACAAGGTACTGCTGGTTTTAGTGATATACCAAAAATTGAAGGTATAACCCTAGATTCAGTAATTGGTGCTGCATTTGGTCAAACCTTTAATGACAACACTCTGCAAACCTTCAATAAGATGCAGACAAGATCATTTAGTTTTGATTACTTATTCTTAGCAAGAGATACTACTGAGGAGTTAGAAATCCGCAAAATTATTAAACAATTTAAAATAAGTATGCACCCATCGTCAAAACAGCAGGGTAGAAGCAACTCTCTGTTTTTGGGTTATCCACATATTTGGAGAATTATTCCTAGTGGTCTTAAGAGTAAATTTAAGGTAAAATCTAATGGAGTTGTTACTGATGTAGATGCAGAAACTCCTCAAGTCAGTGATTTCTTACCAAACACAAAATATTGTGCTTTGACTGCTATGAATGTTGACTACACTCCAGATAATGTCATTGCATTGACTAAAAATGGTTATGTACAGGCGATTAGGTTATCTTTACAGTTTGCAGAACTCACTACTCTGGTTAGACAAGATATTGAAAATTTTGAAGATCTTACACGTATCGACGAGAAATAAAAATGGCATATTTCGACAAAGTTCCAGAAATCCTCTATCTTAAATACGACAAAAACCCTGAAGATGGTACATATATTGCCATTAGGAATATTTTTGCTCGTATTAAATTAATTGACAACATTGTTCCAGGATCAACACTCTTTGAAGATTACTTTGTCAAAGATGGCGAAAGACCTGATACTATTGCAATGGACTTTTACTCCGATCCAGGATTAGATTGGATCATTATGATTATCAATAATATCAAAAATCTATATAATGACTGGCCAATGACACAACCTGTTTTTACTGAGTATTTGAAAGCACAATATGATGATTATTCAAGTATTCATCACTATGAGACCGTTGAGCAGAAATATGACGGAGAGATTATCCTTCCAGGAGGTCTTGAAGTGGGTGAAGCATACAGATTCGTTACTCCAGACGGAAATACGTTAACTGCTGAAGAGTCCCGAGGTCCAGTAGATAACTATGTTTACGAATTACGTAAAAACGACAAAAAACGCGAGATCTTAGTGTTAAGACCCGCGTTAGTTGATGAGTTTGTTGAAATTTTTACAAAAGAAATGAGATTTACTCCTAGTACAGAGTATCTTAGTGAAACTCTTAAAATCTCTAGAAATTAATCTGGAGTGTGATCTTTCATACCATCGTGATTGCCATCACCAGGCAATTTACCGTATGCAAGGTATTGTACTGCTTGCATAGATCCTTCTAATCTGGTGAGATCTTTAGTAATTTTAAGATACTCATCATAGGATTCTTGCAATTCTTGCTTTCTTGCAGTTAATTGCATTGTACGCTTAGTGAAGCGTATAATTAGTTGTTCGTAGTTTTCAGTAGGTTTATTCACTTTTTCTTTTTTTGGTGATTGTACTCGATTACAATTTTATTGTGATACGTAGTACGGTCAGAACACTCAACGTAGTGTGCTTTTCCATTTAGCAACTTTTCAAGGTTTTCAACTAAATTTTCAGCAATAACCTTATTGGTCGCTATACGCCATTTCTCTTCATTTTCCTCTCTGGGATCAGTCACGTTGCCTCCAATCATCAGGTTTGTCCTGTTTGAACCAATCTACGATTTCATCAGCACCCTCGAATCCCGTTTTATAATTAGATGGGTCGGGATCACCTAATCCCATCTTATTCATAAAATCATCCATGCTGCCCTCCTGGATGTCTTGTGCTGCCTGACGACGTGCTTTACGTAACCACTCTCTGGCAGTAGTGTGTGATTTGGCAAGTTTCTCTGCCCAAATCATATCATCTAGTTGTACTTCCTCCTTATTAGCAATCTTCTTACAGATAAACTCCAATCTGAGGCGATATTTGGTAGAAAGCATGTCACTCCCGTAGTTTAAGTTCTAAATCTTCAAGTTTGTGATATTCAGCGTGTGCTCGTTCTTGACGTTCACAGATAATGTCTAGGATATCATTCACGATCACATCGTTGTCGATGTAGTCCTCAATATATTTATCGAGTGCTTCCTTTAGATACCTGTATCTATGCCACTCTGGAGAATAAGGTTTGTAGTGCATAATAAGTGAGTTTCATAAGTAAATTTTACATCGACCCTTTTGGGCAAATTTTTGGCGGGATTTTTTTCCCGACTTTTTTGTAACTAAAAAGTGATTTTCGTTTTGGGAAAAATTATCGGATGTACTTATCCATGCGAAGCTTGATGTAATACATCCCGATAACCCACAGGGAGAAGAGGAAACCCTCTCCATACCCCATGGTGTTCCATGCATGAACAAGGTCCATTAGAAGTCCTCGTTAGCAAGGGAGTCGAAGTAAGAATAGTTATCCTCCGATGCAGCAGGTGCTGAAGCAGCAGGTTCTGGTGCAGGTGTAGGACGAGTCATTGTGATGTCAGGTGCATTGAAACTATCACTTGCATGATCGTAACCACGCTCTTCATCACGAACCTCAGGTGCAGGAGCACGACCCTTGAGCACAGTGTCAAGACGGGTCTTCAGTTCATCATAGGACTTGAAGTTCTTGGCATCAGTAAACTCATTCAAATCATACATCTTGTTGTAGATCGCTTCCAGTTTGTCATCTTCAAAGCGACCAAGAGTGCCAGGGTTACCAAAACCAGAAGAATCATAGTTCCAGAAACCAGCAACCTTCTTAATACGAAGATTGAAATCAGCACCTGCCCAGAAGTCAAAAGGATTGACTGGTTCTTGACCTTCAAACTCAGGTTGCATCAGTTCAATGATCTTGTCATGAATCTTCTTACCATACTTGTAGAGGAAGACACGACCTTCGTTCTGAGGATTAGCAGGATCCTTGATCACATAGATGTTGCTGTAGTAAGACAGTTTACGCTTCTGCTTACGTGCAACTTCCTTGTCGCTATCCAGACCACTGTTCCACAACAGACGGTTTGCTTCACTGACAGGATCTTGTTGACCAAGAGTGGTCAAAGAGTTCTCAATATACCATCCACCAGGACCCTGGAAGGCATGACTCCAGACCTTT